TATACCCAATGTTACGAGGTTTCCCTAGTAAATTGCGCTCCATCCTAATTTGACTCTTGTTGAATTAGGAACAACATACTCAGATGGGTTGTCGGTCTTCCCCGTAGCGGTTACGTTACGAAGCATGCGACTCCAACTATCGAGAATAGACGGTCTCCTCGCGGCGACTACACGGCGCAATTTGAACTCGATTCGTTGTAAATCAGCATTCCATCTGTATCTGAAACCGGCGAGCTTATTTAGCTCCTCGGCCACATACGCAGATGAAACTACCTTACAAGGATAGGAGCTGAAAGAAGTACCATACGGTGTCAAGCCGTATGTGCGATCAACCATTTTCCATAATAAGGAGGATAACATCATATAACCCTTTCTTTCGAACGAGTTAGCCAATGAGCTATACGATGCTAAAGCTGAACCATCAGAGGCTTTACCACTCCACGGTACCCTCAGACGAGTTGGTGTAACATCAACGCCGTTAAAAGCGTCCATGCCGCATGACTCTCTGAAGTTACCCGTGGTACAGGATTTGGACACGTTGACCTTGAGGCCAACACGCTCTAGAGCCTGTCGTGCTAGTTTAGCGTATTTAGTAGGGACTATGATATCGTCCCCATAAACATAGACTAACTTAGAGATATCTTTCGGTCTGTGGAAGCGTCTTCGTGATATCGCAGCGACAATGACTACCCAAAATATATATGCCTCCACCGGGAAACATAAAGCACTTCCCATTGGGGCATACTTCTTTAAGGTTAGTCGCTTGCCATTCGGCAAGAGTGTCGTCGTCGTTCGCAGGGCTAACAGGCAACGTAGCAATTCTGGTGTTTTCCCAAACACTCGTTTTACTAAATCTAATGTCACCCTGTCCGAGGCGTCCTTCAGATCTAACGTAGCATAGCTCCCATCCTTCGAGGATGTAAGAGCGAGACTCCGGTTGACCATTTGGCTCGAGAAATTTACGTGGCCAGCAGTCATCGAATGATGCTCCAGCCATTCCTGTAAACTCCTCCCCAATCCCCCCTGGAGCCACATATATTCCAGTGGTTCCATAGAGATCATACGAGGTCCTCGCGAATCCTTTGGCACGAGTACTACCTTTGCTCCGCCGGTGGTCTGGCGTTGCATATTCTTGTACCATGCTAAGCGATCGATTAGTTCTAATCCTCTCCCCACCATAAAGTACGAATAGTAGGGATACTCCTGGTGTATAGCGTTGTAACGCGTGGAAAAAGTCCACTTTGCTTCCCCCTTCTCACCAGAAGCGACCGATCCCGGCCCGTGCTTCGGCATAATATCTTTTGGGTCAAAATCACCAAAGATTTGCTCAGTAAGATCGGCAGCATCTGCCACGTCGGCATTCGATACCAATTTCACAAGCCCAAGTTCTTCCTCAGTAGCCTCAAAGTTTGCTATAACAGCATTCTTCTCAGCGAGGGAAAAAGGAAGTTTCAACTTGTAGACGAAGCCGCAAATCTCCCGAATGTGTCTCACGACATGTTCCGGAGGATTGGGCAGGAGTGATCCATCACTCTCACTGAACACTAGTTTAAAGTACCCCTGCAAGAATGCCGGAATACTTGAACCCTTAGCAGCTCGTTTGAACTGCCTTGGGCAACAGAACTTTTGGTTCAGCAATCCTTGAATTAAGGCCTTATCCAGAGTGGGTAGAGTCTTGGTCAAGAATTGAAAGCCCTCTCTCGAAGATGTCCGAGAACTTAGTGTCTCGAAATCCTTCCGAGATTGCGATAGGAAGTATGAATCTTGTGATACGCACGGTAGTAATAGCAAGGCCCGATAGAGTTCGAGGTATTCCTCGACCTGGCTCTTTAAAAGGTACTGCAATTTTATGGAGTTTCCTTTCCAAGATTCCCAAGATGTGCATCAGTATTGTAACTAGGATGACTCTTACTACGGGCGGAAGCATACTAAGCTTCGCCAATAAGGAGAGAATCAATAGTAGCAGTATCTAAAGTTATGGGTGCAGTGCTGGCAACGAAATCAATCAATTGCCGGATAACATCGTAAACCATAGCTCGAGTAACTACTACCGAATCAGCCACCGTGAGCACAAGGCTACCGGTTAGCTGCTGAAGGACCCCGTTAGAATCGGGGACCGCCACTTGACGTGAGACAGTGTGATTTTGAGCTGCCGTAGGCCCTTTCCCTCTGACCTGATGACGAATCAGCAGGCTGGAAGTCGAAGGCTTAGTAACAGTCGAATCAACACGATTCTTCCCGTCAGTAATTTGTTTTGATATAATCTCAACAAATGCGACTCCTGTCTCAGAGACAGGCTTCAAGGTAATGGTGCTTGATAACATCTTGGAAACTCCTCTATAAGGCAACGAGATAGTTGCGTCAATGATGCTTAGATTTAAACAAGGTATTCCCTGCGACTAAGGACGCAAATAGCTGCTGCTGGTGACTAGTAAGACTTGTAAAACCTACGTCTTCAAAACTTAGGTTGAGTCCGAGTTCTCTGTGATAACTATTAACGGAGAACGTACGTAGAGGAGTCCTTACATATGGACTGCTCCCGTTACGTCGTCGGTAAACGCTCTCTTCAATGGTAGCTTCAACTTTTACGCTGTTGCTAACATCGTAGATGTCCCAACGTCCACTGTAGGGTTGGACCGCAAAACGTTGTAGCCACTTACCTACTGGGAAGATCCAATCCAACATGAAACTGAATGGAATTGCATTCCAGACGATTGTTGCAGGGGATCCGAGGCCCAGAGCGGCTATAATAGCACGAAATTCCGCCCAAGCATCATCAAGCCCGTCTAGCTCTTGGTAGAGCATTGCGTGCGAGGCGAAGGTTGCCTTGGACTTCAACATTTTAAGTTGACGCAATTCATGGGTACCGTTAGAGTCAGCCCCGTAATCTTTTACGGTTGCATAATCAGAAGGTATCGGTATTTCTACAAACCCTGGTCTGAAAAGACTAACTTTTGTCGGAACTCCTCGCGTCTTAATCAGATATTGTAACCTTGAATGAACGCTTTGGATTAGAGTACCTAGTTTAAGAAGGTCACCCACGAAGGGTGCCCAGGCGAAATTATACTCTAAGAATGAATCGTTAACTCGAGCTGCACCATCTTTCGCACGACGCGCCAGTGATTTTTCGTTACCAAACGGAGAAGCACTAATAATAGCCTTCTTGTCCTTGGAGGACAGATTGCCACCGTTAAGTGTTTTCTTATAGTCACGAATGTACTTGGCCTTCCTCAGTCCATGTCCGTAAGGTTCTAACCCGTATTTCGACAGGTTTCGAACTTCTTGCGGAATTTTCTTAAGAAGATCATAATACTTCTGGAAGTCTTTCAACTCAAAGATGAAATTAGCAATGCTAACTATAGTGGGGATTTCAGTGTGGTATTTATTCCACGCATCGAGCCTCACCGATTGCAACTCACCAACAGGAATTGTCGTAACAGCATCGAAATATGCTTCGACTTCAGCGGAGGTAGCCGGTCTTGGGTCAGCTTTCCAGGAGAAATTCTGGTTAGCATCAAAATTCCAACTACTGTTTGTACCGCTCCATCCATGGATGGGAGTGCCTTTGATGTCCAACGAGTGACAAGGACTAACAGCTCGATAACCGCCAATCCCAACTGGGTTCAGTTTGTCAAACATTTGACGAATCACAGTCCAGTGATGAGTTTCGGAAGCGATGTTTGGGATAAGTGTCCCATCGTAGATAAGATCTACATTTGCTCCTGCTCCATCATAGAAACCGCGGTTCCTAAGGCCATAAAAGTACATAGCATAGACTCCTTCCACAATTACAAATAGTCAACATTATCAAATGATTGGCTCATAATCCTTGCTAACTACTCAAACTGTGTTAAGTCACAAGTAAAAGTACCCCCTGCG